CCTCTCCAAACTCTACGCGGCCGTCGTACAGACGGTCGGGCGGCAATTCGCATGGGATATGGCGCGGAACACGATCGCGTTGACCATGAGCGGAAATACACCTCCGTTTCCGTGGACGTTCGAATATCTCTACCCGACCAACGGGATCGAGGTGTGGCAGATTCATCCGGACAATCTCGCCGACGTGAACAACCCGCTTCCGATCAATTGGAACGTGGCAAATGCCATCGTCACAGGCCAGCAACAGCGGGTGGTCTGGTGCAATCTGGCGAACGCGCAGGCAACCTACAACAACAACCCGAACGAGAATAGTTGGGACAGCCTATTCCGCGAGGCTGTGGTACGGCTATTGGCAAGCGAGTTGTCGATGGCGGTTGCGGGCAAACCGGATGCTGCGCAAGCCTACTTGGAGTCCGGGGGTGCGTTTGAGACGATCGGCGAGGCGAGAGAGGACTAAATGGCTTCCGTCATCACCTCACCGGCCGATATCGTCAACGCTGCCCTGGCGCAGATCGGGCACAAGAATCGCGTCGGCTCGCTGTACGAGGGCTCGCGGGCGGCAAAGGACGCGCTAGACGTCTACGGGCAGACGCGCGACCAATTATTGCGGCAGGGGGATTGGCCGTTCGCACAGCGCGATATAGTGGGCAATCTCACCAAGTCTGCTCCGGTTGGCGGCTATGTCCCGCCGAATGTCTGGGATCCAAGCGTCAACCCGCCGTTGCCGTGGCTGTTCGAATACACCTACGAGGACGATTTCATAAAGGTTCGTGCGGTCAAGCCGCAGCCGATCTTGATCCCGAATTTCAGCCCGCAGCCGTACCTCTTTGCCGTAGCAAACCAAGGAAACCAGCGCGTAATTCTGTCCAACGTAGAGAACGCCGTGATAACGTATGTGGGCCAGATCACGGACCCGACACAAATGCCGCCGGACTTTATCGAGGCTTTTATCTCCGCTCTGGGGCGACGATTGGCCCCGTTGCTGTCGAATATGGACGCAGCGAAGATGGAGGCGCAGGTTGAACAGGTAGAGACGACGCTAGCTGAGAGGCAACAGGGGTAGGAAATGCCGAGCGCTGTCCACCTCAATGCTGACGGAACAAAGCCATGTTCTATCTGCGGGCAAGAGAAGCCAGCGAATGTATTTTATTTGACCAAGGATACCGTGTCCGGAAGAAGTTCGGCCTGTATGGAGTGCAGTCGCAAGCGCGATAAAAAGCGCCAGCACACGGCCAAGCGGAAGGAGACCCGCAGATGGGCAATGATTAAGTTTCAGCGCGGAATTACAAAACAGCAATGGCATACAATTCTGGAGACGCAAAATTATCGTTGCGCTATCTGTGAGAACCAGTTCAACAGCGGAGGGCGGTCGTCCTTTAATACGTGTGTAGACCACGATCACATCACAGGGCGTGTGCGCGGACTTCTTTGCCGACAGTGCAACCAAGGGCTCGGTCAATTTAAGGATAGGAGCGAGATCGCGCAGAAAGCTGTTGATTACTTGAAGAGGCACGGCAAATGAACTTGCCTTCTGATGTTGCGCAGGAAGCGATAGATGAGAGCGGCACAGACTATCTTCTCGGAGATATAGAAGATGGATCTGGGCCAGCGCAAATAATTCTAAGAAAGTATCAGCAATGCCTCATGCAATTGTTGCGAGGGGCCAACTGGAACTTTGCCCGAACTACGACTCAGTTGACATTGTTAGCCGATGCTACCGGGAATACTCCCAATGTCGGGACGATCGTTCCTGTGCCGTGGATTTATGAGTACCAACTGCCTTCTGACTGTATGCGGCTAAGATTCATTCCATGGAATATGCCGTGGCAGAACCCAGGAATTCCTCCAGGCAACATCACGCCGCCAAATCCAAGTTCTCCGATTGTCACAGGGCTAGGAAACCCTCAACTAACAGGGCAGAGAATCCGTCCAGCACGGTTTGTTGTGGCGAATGACAGCAATTATCCACCTCCTGCCGGTTCGGTCTCATGGGAAATACAAGGCGTCAGTCCATCCAGCCGCACGGTGATACTAACAAACGTGGCGAACGCCTTCGCGGTATATACGGCCCTGATCCTATATCCGTCGCTGTGGGACTCCTTGTTTCGGGCTGCCCTAGTTTCGTATCTGGCTAGTGAAATAGCCCTTCCTCTCGCCAAAGATAAAAAATTTGGGCTGACTATGCGCGCCCAAAATATTCAGATTTTCAAGGCAAAATTGGAGCAAGCGAGAATCCGCGACGGCGACGAGATGACCGCAAGTTCAAACCTAGTGGTAGACTGGATGCAAGCTAGGTGGACCGGCGGGGCAGGCGGATGGGGCAATACATGGTCGGACGGTGGCGGAGGGGCAAATCCTTGGGGTGGGTTTGGATCGTGGGGAGAGTGCCCGCTAAGTGATGGCACGGCCTACTAGGGCGTTCCAACATGGCAACGCCAGTCCTTATCCCCGCATTTACCACCGGCGAGATCGCTCCCAATCTTTTCGGGCGGCAAGACCTAGCGCGCTCGCACACAGCCGCGACCACGATGCGGAATATGTTTCCGTCCTACAAGGGCGGTGCCTACTCTCGTCCCGGCACACGGTTCGTAGGCTATTCCGCGCAATTCGGTCGAGCGTTCCCGCCGCGGCTTATACCGTTTCAATTCAACATCAATCAGGGGCTAATTCTCGAGTTCGGAAATTTCTACATGCGAGTGGTCCTGAACGGCGCGCAGGTTACGGAGACTCCTATTGCGATTTCCAACGTCACACAGGCCGATCCTGGCGTCGTGACCACTGGAGGATCGAGCAGCGGGGCGAGCGCAACGCCTGTCAATACGGGAATCCTTTCTTCCTATTCTCCTGGTGATACCGTCACACTGGCCGGCGGTGTGTTCACGACTGCGGCCGTGCTTTCTATTATCGATACGATTCTGCTTTCATGCGCGGTGGCCAGTCCTGGCGCTATCGTCCCTGGTTTTCCCACCACCGGGTACGCCGCTGGCGATACGATTACCCTAGCCGGCGGAACGCACAGCATTGCTGCGGTTGTGACCGTTGTTACGACAAAAGTTATCTCTGCCATTATTCCGTCCGGGAGCGAGGGTTTTGGCGGCACGCCAGGTCCGGGGGTTGTGACCGGGACTACGGGGGCCGGGACACAATTTCAAGCGAATGTCACTATCGGACCAACAGGAAGCCTAGCATCGGTAGATTCTATCTCAGTCGCTGGTGCCTATACGACCAATCCAGCATTTCTTCCGGCCGAGCCAGTTACGGGAGCTGGCGGCCTCACTGACGCGGCCCTTGGTATCCAGATAGGTATCAACACCTTTTTGGTGTCTAACGGGGGGAAATACACTGTCAATCCAGCCGGCGGTACATTCACACAGGCGTCGAGCAGCGGCACCGGAACGGGCGCCACGTTTCAGTCCGCAATCTTTGGGCCGCTAGACGTTACGGTCAGCACCCCAGGCGTCTACACAACATTGCCATCAAATCCTGTGGCACAGGCATCATCAAGTGGTAGCGGCTTGGGTGCTCTGTTCAATATGACTTGGAGCGGGTCCGGTCTTAATGGATTCGTCACCGGCGATTGGGTGTTCATCTCCGGCATCGTTGGCATGACGCAGCTCAATGGGCAGACCTTCATCATCACCGTCCTTACGCCCACCACGTTCTCGCTCCAAGACGTATTCGGCAACAATGTCGATACGACAGCGTTCAGCGCCTACATCAGCGGCGGCACGGTGGCGCGCATCTTTACGCTGACAACGATCTATGCCGAGGCCGATCTGGAGTGGCTTAAATTCGTTCAATCCGCCGACGTGATGACGATATGCTGCGTCAATCAGGACACGGGCACGGAGTACCCTCCGCAGGATCTTGCCAGACTATCCGACACCGATTGGGTGTTCACCGAGGTTGTTCCTGCGGTTAGCATTACGCCGCCTCCAGTCACAGGAGCTACGGCTAGCTCGGGTGGGCCGGCATCTTATGCCTATGTCATTACAGCGGTCGCGTCGGACGGTACGGAGAGCGTTGCCTCCGAGGTTGCATTCGCGGCCGGTGTTGACATAGCCGCAACGGCTGGATCGGTGAGGGTGTTCTGGACGCCAGTTGTTGGCGCAGTGGTCTATAACATTTACAAGGCAGAGCCCTCTTTTGTCGGACTTCCCCCGGCGGGAGTTCTCTTTGGTTTTTGTGGTCAAGCGTTTGGTGCTGAGTTCATCGACAGCAATATAATCTCGGATTTTAGTCAAGTTCCCCCACTGCACCGTAATCCGTTTGCCCGCGGACAGATCATTGGCGTTGTCATCGACAATCCGGGGTCAGGCTATACGTTCGCTAACGTCACGATCACATCGGGCACGGGATCTGGTGCGGTTCTGGAAGCCATTATCTCTAGCGGGCAGGTTGTTGCGGTTTTGGTTGTCGACAACGGTGGCGGCTATGTTAACGGCGACACGCTGAATATCAGCGGCAACGGCGCTGGCGCGACCGGCCATCTGACCATCGGGCCGGAAACCGGAACTTATCCGAGCGTGCCGAGCTATTTCCAGCAACGCAGGGTGTTCGGCGATACGCTGAACAACCCAGACACCTACTTTATGAGCCAGCCGGGGGCCTTCACGAATTTCGATAGCCGTATCCCGACGATAGATTCCGACGCCATCATAGGCACGCCATGGTCGCTACAGGTCAACGGCATTCAGTTCTTTGTAGTCATGCCGGCCGGGCTGCTGACCATGACCGGTCTGTCGGCATGGCTGTTGGTGGGCGCGGGAAGCTTCGCGACCAACGTGCAGCCGATCTCGCCATCGAGCCAAGTAGCGCAGCCCTTGGCCTTTAGCGGATGCTCTCCGTTGTTGCCGCCGATCAAGATCAACTACGATATTCTCTATGTGGCATCGAAAGGGTCCTACTATTTTGATCTGCCGTACCAGCTCTACGCCCTGTCGGAGCCGATCGATCTGACGATCTTTTCCTCGCACCTGTTTGACGACTTTACGTTGCGGGAGCACACATGGGCGGAGACGCCCTTCAAACTGGTGTGGACAGTCAGGAATGACGGGGTGCTGCTGTCGCTAACCTTCCTCAAGCAGCAACAGGTGGCCGGGTGGGCGCGGCATGACACAAATGGGCATTTCTGGAGCGTCGCCTCAGTAGTCGAGCCTGTGATCGCAACAGTAGAGCTCGGCGATATCCCGGCGCAGAAAGCTGATGCGGTTTATGTTGTGGTTGAGAGGAACGCCTGATAATGCCGGCGCCAACTGTCATATCTACAAGCCCGCCTACCGGACCAACTGTGGCCGGCGGAGTCGTTGGCATAACCGGAACTGATTTTACTGGTGCCACCACGGTAACATTCGGCGGTGTCGCCGCGACGGCGGTCCAAGTCGTAGATGCAACGCACATCTTTGCGCTAGCCCCTGCCCATGCGGCAGGCTTGGTCGACGTGGCCGTAACCACGCCTAGCGGCACTGGAACGGGCACCGGCCTCTATACTTTCACAACGCCGCATGTTCCTGCCTACAACGTCTATGTTTGGGAAAACAGTTGCTATAACTGGTTTTCGACGGACACGGGGGGGATATTCAGGGAAGGGGGTACGCCTAGTGCGCCTGGAGGACCAGTTGACACAGGAACGGACCCTAACGGTTTTGGGACATTGCAGAATGATTGGTCTGACTTGCAGTTGGCCGTCAACGATGCGGACTACCTTACGGTAGTTGGGTTTGATTTTGATTATCGAGACTTTCTAGGCATCGTAGGAATTTCCGACACTG